GCTCATCACATAACCGCCAAATGGGTAACACCAGAATCCTGGGCCAGCAGAGTCATCACGCTAAACCGCTTCGGCACTTGTTCGCCAATCTTTCCGATCATTTCGATCTCGTCCCGCCCGGTGTCCAGTTCTTGCGAAGCGATACCAGATCGGCAAGAGTTGAAGACGCGAATGGTTGCGGTCGGCATGACTGCGTTTCCGCTCGCGTCAAAAATGGCGGGCGGGTTGCGTTCGATGATGGCGACAATCGAACGCTTCCCGCCGCCACTTGGAACGTACTTGACCGGCTCCCCGAACTGCTCCAAGAGCATCGGGAATCCCGCGTTAGCGAAGTGCTGGTCAAATACGCTTGGCATGTCAGGCTCAGAGCGTGGTGACGTTGCTGAGCAGGTGTGCCGCTTCCTTGTAAAGCACGATCTCATCGACATCGTGCCGCACTCGGATGACGTCACCGCGGACAACTTCGTCGCGGTAGCTTTCGACCGTGCCACCGATAGACGAACCATCCTGCGACCAGTGAAACGTCCGGCCAACGCAAGGCTCTCGCATGTCATTGCCAGTCGCGATTTTGGCAACCATCGCGTACTCGCTGTCCCAGATTTGCCCCGGCGTTGCGGTCTGGCCCTCGGTCGCGGTGTTGCGGGTGTTGCCCGCAATGATCACGAAGTCCAGGTCAAACAACTGTGCCAACATCGCTGCGGAAATGTCCGATGGCTTGCTGGCGTTGCCTGCACCCTCGGAGTTGATCCGCTCGATGATCTGGTCGAGGTTTCGCAAGTTGCGAAAAACCTTTCGGTTGATGATCAGAGCATTCGGCCACAGGCCGCTGCCGTCATAAACCTTGTTGACGGCCGCTTCGACGTCGTCGATCGGCACCGCATCGGTCGTGTGGTTGCTGTCCCACTCGTTGGTAATCGCGGTCGTCAGCGATCCGCCGGTCCACGTCGTCGCGTTGAACAGCAGATCAGCGGCCCGCAGTTCTGCGTTCCTCAAGACTGCCGAGAACGCCCGCATCGTCGACACGCCTTCAGCCTCGAAGTACTCGGCGTACATCTTGGCTTCGCGGTCGTCAACCGGTTCCTCGGCCCCGTGCTCTTCGCAAGCGTAGGTCGCTTTGTCAAACGTCCACTTGCCGCGAGCGTAGCCGCTCCCCGGTGCCCGCTTGGTGTCGCGTTCTTGCAACAACTGGGCAAGAGGAATCTTGCCGAAGTTGCCGGCTTGGCTCGCCACGTCCATGACGGGCAAAACTCGCGAGGCAACGTAGCCGTTTCGTTCGGCTTCCAGATCGTACTCAAAAAACGTTGCGAGGTCTGGTCGAAGTGTCGCCAGACTGCTACTTGGACTTGGCATTTTGCTTTACCCTTTCCCCAGGCAAAGCGAAACGAAAAATTAAAAGCGGTATGGCTTCATTGGGGATCAATCCAAATCCGCCAATACCGCGCCTGGGGATCGATTAAGCTTCGACCGTGTAGGTCAGAAGAACGTCAATGTGCGTTGCACCGGAAAGGTCGCTGCCGTCCTTAATAACGGTGATCGCGGTGTTTGCGTCGTTGGCTTCAAACGATGCACCGTCGGCCAGGATGACGCCGTTTGTCGCGGTGCCAGCTCGCAACAGCGTGCTTCGAGAAAGTCCTGCGATCTTGCCATCCATCAACTTGACGACGCTCGCCGCCTGCGTGCCGCGAATCAGAATGCCGGTGATGCCTGCGGTCGTCCCGCCAACAGCGATCAACGCCATGTCCTGCATTCGGTACTTGTAGCCGGCGATCGCTGGCAGGACGGTGTGCCCCGCGTTGATCTGAGCGAGCGTTACCCGCGTGCGAGAAACCTTCGCCGATCCGGCAAACGTTGACGCTGCGACGTCCGTATTCGGGCCCGGCAACACCTCGATCACGTCGTTGTCTGCCGTCGCGGCTTCCATCGCGGTGCCGACAAAAACGCTCCCCGTTGCAGCGACTTTGCCACCCGCAGCGGCATAGACCGGGTTGTTCTTAGTGATCGCGGTTAATGCGACCATCTTGCGAGTGCCTTCGGCGGTTCGCAGTCGCACCGTAGCGGGGCCGGCAGCGGTCGCCGGCGTGTCCATCGTGCCAAGCTCAACATCGGTTGCGGTGGCAACCACCAAAGCCCCGGTGGTCTTGACTCGCAAGTGCTGAGCAATCGCGCCGGCTGCGGTATCCGGTCGCGTTGGCGATTCGAAAAACTGACTCATAATAAACGCCTTTCGGTGAGGTTTGATTGATTTGAAAAACGACCAGCCGCGTTAGCTGTTCACTTCGGCCAGGTATGCTTCCCGCAGTCCCGGGTTCACTCGATTGGCCATCGCAACAGCCTTCACACGATTGCCACGGCACTTCGGCAAGCACTCATTGACGGCCTCAGGCCATCGAACGCTTGCAACGGGCTGTCCCGACTTGGCCTTGGCGACGGGCTGGACGCCGGATCGTGCGGCTGGGGCACTGGCCTCCGGCTCGTCTTCTTCTTCCGGCTCCGTTTCCATCGCGGAGGCTTTCGCCTTCGACATTTCTTCTTCCATCGCTGCGACCTTGGCCAGCAGTGCTTCGTTTTCGGCCATCATTTCCTTGACGGCCACGGTCGCGACACTTGCCATCGGCAGCTTTTGCTTGACGCAAGAAAGAATAAAATCGGCTTTCGCCTTGGGAAATGCCGCTTCGATTTCTTCGACGGAGGCGGCGACTGGTTGCGAGTCTGACATAGATTTCTCCTGTGTCGTTTCGCGGTTTTCGCCACCAGAGCCCGCGCCGAATAGCGCGGCAACAACTCCATGCGGCATCTTCGAAAGTCTGGCGAACGGTCGCCCTAAAACAGATTGGCCAGTGATCCGCTTTGCGAATCCCATCGCGACCGATTGCTCGGCGTTCAGGTATGTTTCTTCTTTGAGGATGGCTCGAATCTCATCTTCGGTCTTACCGCTGCGATCCGCATAGGCTTTGACCATCGACGTTTTGAGTTGTGCCAGTAGCATCGATGACTTGGCTAAATCCTCGTCGTCGCCTTCGACTCCCGCGTAGGGGTTGTGAAGCATCATGTACCCGTTGGGGCTGATACTCACGTCGTCAAACGCGACCGCGATAAATGATGCAATCGAGAACGCAGACGACTCGATCGACAACGACTTCGGGCCCTCGTAGGCTGCAAATGCGTCGTGAATCGCGAACCCCTCGAACACGTTGCCGCCTTCGCTGTGAATGCGGACGTCGATCGGATCGGTGCCGCTGGTCGGCAGTTGGTCGCGGACCATTGCCGCCGACACTTCGCCTTTGCCGGTGCCGATTGGGCCGTCGATTCGGATGACCTTAGGCTGCATCGTTGTCTCCCATCGGAATGACTTCGGCCGCGTCCGATTGCGCTTGCACCACCGCGGGATCTTGCATCGATACCGTCACGCCTTGCGGCATCGGAAGCGAAATCAAATCACGCCAATTCACTGGCGGGCTGTTCGGGAAAGCCGCGTTGATCCGCTCCGCCGTTGCCTGTGCTTTAACGATGGCGTACTCGTTGTCGGCAGTCGTCTCGTCCGCAATTTCTTCCCAGTCCTTGCCGCGGGCCGCGTGCAAACGCCGCGGCGATGTCAACGCGTTCCGCAGTTGCTCCGCGTCGCCCTTGGCATCGGCAACCGGCTCGATGTAGGACCACGTCGGCAGGTTCCAGTTGTGCGTGAAGATCCTGTCGCCAATCTTGCGATACGTCTTTTTGAGTGCCGAATCGGCCGTCTCATTTAGGTGCTTCCACAGCCGCCACTTGTAGGCCGGCCGATTGAGACGTCGCACGAGGTTAAGCTGGTCGGCGGTGAATCCCTTCCGTGCCTCGTCGACCGCACCACGCCAGCCGCTGAAGTTGGTTTCGCTGCCGTCCATCAGGACGAGGCACAACGGCAGGCCGAAATTGACGCCGATGATCTGCAGCATCAGCCGCACTTGCTGGAAGTATTCGCTGTTCGGCACGTTGGGGCTGAACCCTTGCAGTTCTTCGCCAGGCTGCCCAACGATCTCCATCCCGGGCGACACGCCTTCAATCTGGCGAACGCCGCTTTCGGTTTGCTGAGTCGACCCTTCGCCGTACACTCCATCGGCAGACGGTAGCCCATTTGCTTCGGCCGCCAGCTTGCGGAACACCGCGAAGCACGAGACGACCTGTTGCTGCACCAGTTTGGCGAAGTTGATGTCCTCTAGCATTCCGCTGATCGAAAACACCGGTGCTAACTGCGTTACGCCGCGGGTCACGTTTGCCCGCTTCGGGTTGTAGCAGTGGAAAATCTGCCGGATGCCTTCGGCGTTTCGAACGTCGACCGGCGTGCATTCGCCGAACGATCCGAACTCGTTTAGTTCTTCCGCGATGTGGTACTGCAACCGCTTGCCGACGCGGCTGGTGGTCACGCCCAAGAACGTGTCCGGCACCTTTGACTTGGTGCGGATCAAATGCGACTCGAGCATCTGGAACGGGCCGTCCTGCGTTCCCGATACGATGATGTCGCCGTCGATCGACTCGCTGCGGCAAACCTGTCGCTCGATCTCTTTCCACGTCATCTCACCCGCGATGTCGCACTGATCGGGATCGGTCGAAACGTCCTCCCACCACTGCCACAGATCAAGGTCTAGCCCCTTGTCGCCGGTCTTCGGGTCAAGCGTGAAGCCGCCTTGAACGATGTTGTCGACGCGACGATCGGCCAGGATGCCGACCAAAGCATCATTGCGATCCATGTCGCGGGCTTGTTCGATCAGCTCGTAGTATTTCGATTCGTTGCGGAAGTGGTAATCCGCACCGCTGCCCATCGTGGCAACGCCAGTCCGGCGACGAACGAAACGGCTATGCCGGGTAGCGTCATAATCCGCTCGGATGTCGGCAAACGACGATTGGATGCCCTTCGGGGTGGCTTTCTTGGTCATCGAAATGACCTCCCGACGCCCAAGAATCGCACGCCACCGCGGCCGCCGCCTTCCGTGTCCGCGTTGGCCGCGACGTAATCCTGAGCCCGTTTCAGCATCGTTTCGACGAACGATTTGCCGATGGTCAGCGAGCTAGATTGATTGCTTGCCGAATCGGCACGGAGGATCAGCCACCGCTTGCCGGCGGTGATGAAAGATCGAGCACGGGCAACGCTGCCGACTTCTTCGAAATCGGCATAGTCGACCAGATCGGCTTCGATGTCGGCAATCACCATGCCGACATACTAAGCGACGATTGCTGGCAACCGAACGCAATCCACTAATCTAATTTTCTACCGATCAACAGTGGTTTTCGATGAGCCACTTCACAACTAGCGATTTGTTTTTAACGTGCCTTCCGTCTTCCAGCTTTGCGCCGCTGTCATGAAGTTCGCGACATTTGGCAACCAGCTTCATTCCTTGCTTTCGTGTCAACTGCTTGACGTAGACCTCCTTTGTGACGTATCCCATCGACTGCTCGCCACGGTCGGGTTCGCTCGCCCCCGCTACAGAGACTGCCACTCGGCTGACGCCGCTAGCATTCCGTTCGTCGACGCTTGGTAATCCTGACTTCGCCATCTACTTCCTCTCGGTCACAAGAAACGGTTGGCCGTGCGGCGTCGTCACCGCCGGCCGTCTATCTGCACTCGATACCCGCGGCATTGTCGGGGCCGCCACCCGCGGAATGATCCGCACTCCCAAACACCCAGCAGCCGCGCAGGCC